TTCAATTTTATAAACAAATTTATGCAACTGCCACCATTGCTTCATGAGCTACGGCTTCGATTGCGTTTGCACGCGCATGCGCATGCAAAGCTACCATTGCATCTGCAATGGGTTGCAACGCTTCATCTGTTTCTTCATTATAATGCTTGCATCTTATACGCTTAATATTATTCAAATGAACAAATCCACTACCATTAATCTTTGGGCAATTATCTAGTTCCAATATCTCCAAATGTTTCAGAGGAACAAAGGCAGTATCTGTAATTTTAGATGGCTCATCACCGTTAATACTGAGACTACGAAGTTCCTTCAAATGAATAAATCCTTCTCCTGTAAATTGGTCAGGATTATCAATAAATAGCAGTAGATGATGCAGTTCCTTCAAATGAACAAAGGCATCATCTGTAATTCCAATTCCAGAGCAATAATACATATGTAGAGTACGAAGCTGTGTGAGATGAACAAAGGCATCATTAGTAATTAAACTAGATGTTGATATTATTGGAGATTCCATAATTAATATATCAAGATTTTTGAGATGAACAAAGGCAGCATTCGTAATTACAGTCGATACACACATACTAAGAACTTGCGTGTCCTTCAAATGAATAAAGGCAGCATCCGTAATGGTGGGTTGATCGCACTGTTCCATATATAGAGTGTGGATACCCTTGAGATGAACAAAGGCAGCATCCGTAATTTGACGGCAGCCGCTCATGATCAGGGTGTGAATTCCTTCTAGATGCACAAAGGCATCATCCGTAATTCCATAACATGCACTCATAGAAAGAGTATGAATTCCTTTTAAATGAACAAATCCATTTCCTGTAATCTGTGGGCAGCAGTTCATAACGAGGGTATGAATTCCTTCTAGATGAGCAAAAGCAGCATCTGTAATTTGTTTGCAACCAATCATATTCAATCTCTTAATTCCTTCTAGATGAGCAAAGGCAGCATCTGTAATTCCAGTGCAACCACTTATGTTCAATATCTTAATTCCTTCCAGATAGACAAAATCAGCATCTGTAATATCAGTTCGATATTCTATATTGGCTTCTGTAGCATTAGGGTTCAGTGCTCGCCAAGCGGCAAGAGGTTCTTCGATACGTGCTCCAGACATTCTAGTTTGAAATAGATGTTAAAAAACTTGGAGTGTATCAATTTTTTTCATTAATATGATTAGAAGAAGAATGAACGCGCACACCCTCTTACATCTGGCGCATCTCTTAATCCTTGGTCCCTTTCTTCTCTATATTGGAATTGGCTATCCGATCCCGTTGAAAGCCGTCATTGCCGTTGGTATCATTGTAATTTTGTATCAAGGCTATAAAACATATCAAAAATACAGTGGTGGTGAATCCCTCTGGGTCAATCTGTTCCACGTCTTGGTGGTCGGTCCAGCATTAGTCGCCTATGGAATCCAAGGGCAACGGTACCTTCGTGAACTCATCCTTATGCTCGGCTTTGCTGCCATAGGATATCATGGATATTATTTAGTTGCTTAGGGTTTCAAATGCCGTGTGTAACCACTTGAACGGCGTATAAAGTCATTTAACCGACTAAAATAAGCTCGTTTCATAACAAGTGAAAATTCTTCATCATCCCAACATGCAAGAAGATCGCTTATCCAACGAGTTTCATCTGTGAGTGTATACGATTTACGTCCAAAGACTTTCGGAAGAACATACTTAATACGTTCTTCCGTGGTTCGAAAGGAGTTGACCTGAAGAAGCGGAATGCTTATTGCTCTAGATTTCTTTGGTTTTACAGCAGCAGACGTACTCATGGTAATATAATTTGTGTATATAAAAAAAAGTAGAGATTCAATTTTATACAAGGTTAAAGACCTCGCTTCTTCATCTCCCGTTGCATCCATCGACGCGCTGCTGCAAAATCATCTGGTTTTGGTAGCACTTTATAGACCACTAGGCAACGATTATAATTGCTTGAATGAGCAACATAGTCCGTTAAACGCTGAAAGTAGGACTCTTGCATATACTTTGGACAGGTATGTAAGAATCTAAGCTCCGCTTCAATCCAACGATTCTTACGAAGCTCCTCCTGAATTTCAGGATTCTTACAAATAACATTATACGATCGTTTACCAAAGATCAGTGGTAATACATGTTCAACTACAGCATCGCGATCTGTCCCATCTGTCCCTTTTGTTATTATATAATAGGGTATTTTTATAAGAGTGGGTTTTTTAGGTTTCACAGCAGCAGCAGCAGCAGATGTATTCATTGTAGTATAATTTGTCTATTAAAAAAGATGGTGTTATCAATTTTATACAGAATAATCTATATACACGGTTGTAATCAGACGTATAATATCATAAGGAAGATAAAGAGAATGGATTCCATCTTTGCACACAACCGTACCGGTTAAGGCACGTTGCAGTTGACGACGCCTACGAAGCATGGCTCGTGTTTGCAACTCATGTTTGTTCTTCTGTTCAAATCGAGCTTGTTTAAAATAATAGTGATTAAGTCCACTCAAATAAATACGACATATATAAATTCCATTATATGGAATTTGATGCAAAAGAGACGCATCATATATGTCTAACGGATGAAGAGATGTTTTTGAATATATATCTCTTGGTATATAATCTTTACAATCATACCACTCACCCATTAAATAACCAACATCATTTGTATAGTATCGAAGAAAAGTCGCTTTCATAAGAGGATATGTTACAAGCGTATATTGCTCTGGTCGATCTATCAACATATTGGTGTTCTTTAATAAACCATTTTTTACATACCAATCATCAAAATTCATCACACCAATATATGTTTCTCCTGGTATAAATGTATTTTCAGAAACTAGCTCCATTTCTAATTTATATATCAATATAAACTCTATATTTTTTATCAATTTTATAATCTTGTTTCTTGTTTGCATACAGGGCAAGTGGTATGTGTTGTCAACCATTCTGTAATGGCTATTCGATCAAAGATATGAAAACAAGATGTTACTACCGCGGATTCTTTGGTAAGTGGTTCTAAAGTAATGGAACAAGTGCTTCCTTCCTGTATTGCATGATCAATCAAAAGATTCGTAACAAAGGTGGGAAGGGTATGAATAATGCGAGATTCAGACAGAGGTCGATGGGGAATCGGATTGGATATTTGTGTGGCTAATCGATTTAACCAGCGATCAATTGTTTTGTATTGATCGACCCATAGTTTGGCAGCAGCTGACTCATAAATCTGTACAGAATAGTATTTCTTATATTTACAAATAGGCGTAGTCACCCGCATTACGGGAAGTAACGGAGACATTCCAGTACTATTTTTACGACATAGCCATGCCTGTTGATACCAGATACAAAACGGAACTTGTGCATTTGCCATATACACCTCCAACGGATGTGTTGCTGGACTTCCCGTCGTATGTAAATAGAACGGTTCGGATCGTTCTGCCTTATACGGTCGAACTACATGATATACATCTGCTACATTTGTTTCATAGAGTACAAAGCGTTCTTGCGGTTCAAAATAGACTGCAAAGACAGGAGGCAAAAAATGTTTAAAATCAGATCCCCAAAGGGTCGGTGTGGAAGTAGCAGGGCTAGGATAGACTCCTATATATGGTTCCATCTAAGATTATACTATAATCTTAGATCAATCCTAATTTTAGATCATCTATGATGTTTCTACAATTCGAATGCAACGAAGTACCGAAGAATCTGTTGCCAACCATTTGATTGTACAACTGAGCGTTCCCGTTGCAAGACCAGTCTGAAAGGGACTTGAATCATTGTGAAATCTTGCCTCAATTGGACACGTTGTTTCTTGGCACAAAGGTGCTTGTTCATTTATCACCGGAATTCCATTTAATGTACATTTATACGTAGCAACTCCATCATTAATTGTGTCGGGAACGATATACGATACCACCAAGGTGGAATTTATAGGAGGCGGCTCATACACAATACGCGTCTCTTCTACCTTGAAGAATGACCCTGTATCACAGTTCGTAACAATGGGTTGACTAGCAGAAACAAACATGATTGCTAACCATGCGACTAAGACGTTCAACATTCTAATGGTTGATATTAAATATTTAAATCCTCTGGAAGCTCCCCAATCTTAATCTTGTAATGCGCCTCGATTTCATCCTGCAAATGTTTATCCTTCGGTGTCACAAAGTTAATCGATGCTCCCTTTCGTCCATAGCGACCGGTACGACCAATACGATGAATATAATTTTCACGATCTGGTAATTCAAAGTTTATCACCAAACTGACCTGTTGCACGTCAATGCCACGGGCAAGCAGGTCCGTGGAGATTAAGACACGGCATTCTCCACTGCGAAAGCGTTGCATGCGTTCTGCTCGTTGTGGTGTCGGCATATCTCCATGAATACATTCCAATTCAAATCCATTTCGTTTCATTTCCGCTGCCAAATATTCTGCCTTTCCACGTGTATTGCAATAAATCATCGCTTGACTAATCTTTATATTTTCATATAGATCAATCAAGACAGATAATTTATGGCGTTCATCCTCCATAAACACTTGATATTGTGTGATACCATCTAGTGTGACCTTTTCAGGTGGAAGAAGAATCTCCACAGGATCGCGTAAAAACTTCTTTGCAACTCCTACAATCTCCTCACTCATCGTGGCACTAAACAGAGCACATTGTGTATCATTCGTAAATCCCTTTTCCATAATGCAATGCACCTGTTCCAAAAAGCGCTCTTCCAACATCTGATCTGCCTCATCCAAGATCAATACACGAACGGTCGCAGCAGAAAAGGCTTTACGCTCCAACAAATCAAAAATGCGTCCAGGTGTTCCTACTAGAAACTGCACTCCACGTGAAATAGCACGAATATCTTCATGCACTGGCTTTCCTCCCGTGGCACAATACACCTGTATATCCATCGAAGCAGATAATGCCGTTGCCACCTTCATTGTCTGATCTGCCAGTTCACGTACTGGTGCAATCACCAAGACTTGGACCAATTTCACAGCCGGATCCACTCTTGACAAGGATCCAATCGTAAAGGTTCCTGTTTTTCCTGTTCCTGACTGGGCATGTCCTAGCACATCTCGCTTCTTCACCATCGGAACAATCGCAAAGGATTGAATCTGCGACGGCTTTTCAAACCCGTATGCATAAATGCC